CAAGGTCTTTACCCTTTGTAATTTATCATTCATTCTGAACCAAAGACCTGTAAGAGATAATTTAATTTCCTCTTGATTCTTCAATTGTGTTCCAACAGAAATATTACCTGGACCGTAATCATGTTGTTTATGAAGAAACAACTCATATTGTTCCCTTTGTAACTTTCTAAATTCTGCTGTCATTACTGGCCATTCCTTTTCCATTAATGTAACAACATCGTTTGTATTTTTACTCATGTAACCTCTCTATATTTTAATAAAATGTGATAATTGTAATATAATAATAATAACTGATAAAAACAAGCATATTATTGTTCTTGTATCGGGTAGTTCATTCAAAACCAACCAAGTCAAAATACCGAACATCAATGTAGATAATCCGAATCCAACAGGTCTTACATACCAGTATTTACCAAAGTATTCATAAAACCAACGGGTGCTCCAATAAAACAAAACACTAATCGGAATACCACCGAGTATTATCCAATACCAATTTCTAGCCCACTCCCATTTGAACTGAGCTTGCATGTGAAACCAAGCGATGAAGTTTCCCACAACAGAAAACGCAAAAGCCCAAAATAACTTACTCATCTAATTTTCATCTTTTTTATTTCCTTATCGGATTTTCCAAATTTCTTAACCAATGAAATCAGGTCTTCTTTGGACATCAATGTATAGTATTCTGATGCTTGTGATTTACTTACTTCAAAGTATTTCATAATAAAAGGAACAACAGCATCGTTAGTTTTTTCCTTCTTACCACTCAAATACCTTAAAAAAGTTTTCTTCTTTGGTAGTAAATTACAATAAAACTGATATACAGCTTTTTGTGGCATTACCTCTATTGTGTACTTTTGAAAGTGATTTACAAATGGTAAAAAGTCCTCTTTCATGCTTAAATACCTATTGACCATAAAAGGGCTAAACTTCTTTTTGTCGGCATCGGAGAAAGTATTCCAATCTCGTTTACCGACAAAAAGTTCGTCAATCCATTTAAATAAGTTCATCTAACTCACCACCCATAGGAAGTAACTCACCACAACTTCCACAATTAAACACTTGAACTGGTGCGATAACCTCTTGACCAGTTGGTGATACAATCGCAGAAATTCTCTTTATTACATATCCTTGTATGAATATTGAATTGTCACATTTAGCACACTTCATCGTTTCAGCATTTTTCAAATCAACTTGAACTTGTTTCTTTGGTTTTGGTATTGGTTTTTGTGGTCTCATATTCATGATAGTTTCCTCAATATGTTCGATACGGTAGCAATAAAGTTGATTTCCTTATCCACCACCAATACATCTTGATAAGCACCCTTTGATATCTCAGCGATAACATCGGGTATCTTGTCACCTGTTATGTTTTCAACCTCATCATATAGAAATCTAAATAACTCGGTATAATCACTAAACCCACTATCAGCAATCAACTTACGGATTGTTCTGATATCCGTATTGTTCTGGATCATTTCTAAAAACTGAAGTTTGAACTCATTGTGTAACATTCCATCTTTATCAATCTTTAACTTACCATCAATTGCCTGTCTTTGTAAATCATTAATGACCTTCCGTAAGTCAGGATATCCAGCAGTTACGACCAATGCCAAATCATCCAAGTCAAAAGATATGTTTTCTTTCTCAAGGATAGTTTTAGCATGAAGAGCAACCTCTTTCTTACTCGGTGGAATTATCTTATATGTCTGACAACGACTCTGTATAGGATCGATAATCTTTTCGACATAATTACAAGTCAAGATAAATCGACAATGAGCAGAAAAGGTTTCCATTAGATTTCTCAATGCTGGTTGAGCAGAGTTTACATTCAAGTAATCAGCCTCATCCAATATCACAACCTTCATTGGTTTGAATCCAATAGAAGAAGCAAATGTCTTGAGTTTATCTCTTACTAAGTCAATGTTTCTCTCATCCGAAGCATTAATGTAAAGATAATCACACTCAATAGAATTAACAATAATTTTAGCAAGTGTGGTCTTTCCACCGCCAGCTCTGCCATAAAGTAATAGATGTGGAACATTTCCATCTTGTAAAAACCTCTCTACTTTGTTTTTAAGGTGTTCGTTACCGACATAAGTCGATAGGTCTTGTGGTCGGTAACGTTCAACCCATAATCCATGTGAACTCATATTAGGACGCCTGTTGTGAGACTAACCAATACTTAACATTGAAATCATCAACGTTGAATTCAATAAATGCCAATCCATTACCACTAATTTGTAGTTCTGCCTTTGAACACTCTTTATTAGCACTTAACACTTGACTAAACAAGTTAGCGTTAAAAGAAACAGAATCAGTTAAATTAACTGCACCACTTTGAGCATTTATACTGATACGATTTGAATTCATATCGGAATAACCAATAACAAACTCAACACCATTTTTCGATGGTTTAACAGCAAAAGTTTCAACATCCGACAAAGCAGATTTACCCTTGATAAAAGAATTTATGAACTGACTATCAACCTTTACCAAAGTATTGTACTCGGGTTCATTCTTTAAATCAGGAACATCTGGTATCACACCTACAGCAGCCAAAACATAATCAGCAGATATCACCGAATCACTAAGATGAAAAGCAACAGCTTGTTCCTCATCACTTGGTGATTTTATTAATTCAAGGTCAATGTTATCTGATAACGTGCCTAGCATCTTGGATAACAAAGGTGTGTCATAAACACCGACCTCAAAGTTAGGTAAGTTTTGTTTTGATAAAGTCAACTCACCCAAAAGACTTTTATCTGGCGAAATAAAACGAGTCGAAAGGGTGTCACCACTTGAAACCCATTTGACAGAATTTACATTCCCACCAAGATTGTATTTTTGGATAAAAGTATCCAATGTTATTTTATTCATAGTTTCTCCATGTTATGATTTAATTTAATACTTTTTAATGTAAAAGTCAATCAAAAAAACCTTTCAATTGAACTTTTTTTATCTACTGGCATATCCCAAGACATAGCGTCATAAAACATCTGTATCTTCTTGTTCAATGCCTTATCAAATAATTTATCCCTATCCACATACTGATTGATGAAATCGATAATCTGTTTAGGATCATCATATCCTTTATAAGCAATACCATCAATCTTCAAGGGATTCTCTTTCAAGTAAACCCAACGAACCTTGTTACCGTTTGAGATTGATTCGTGGTTGGTAGCCTTGAAGTGTTTCAATAGGTCATTGTATATAACTGAGGCTTTGGTGTGAACTGGCGCACCCTTTTCCATCTCCGTGAATATAGACTTACCACCAAACCCACTCTTGTTTTGTTTCTTTGTATATTTTTTAATACCCTTTACGCCAGTCGGAAGAGCAATCTTATCCAACTCTTCGTTTTGTAGATTATTCTTGAAGTTCAGAATAAACTCGTCTATCTTATCCTTTGGAACTTTTGCAAGTATGGCTTTCAATACCTTTGTCATGAAATCACGAAATGCTGGTGGGAATGAACTTCTGACAATATCCAACCCTTTAACATCAAGTTTCTCACAAGGTGTACCACCATCATTGATAATCCATTGACCATATCGTTTTTTAGTAACCCAAAAAGCAGACTTAGCAATCACCTCTTGTTTAATGTCAAATCTATGGTCTCCTTGAATGTTCAAGAATTTACTACTGAAATAATTGTATGATTTGTTGATGTAATCTTGAACCTCACTTGCAATATCCAATATCTGTTCTGTCATAAACTTGTCATCCTTGACATCAGCGTTTGGATGTCTGTTTTGAACAAGTGGAAGAGCAGAGTAGAAAACCGAGTCCGTATCTGTGTAAATACAATAGTCCTTATCTGTTTTTAGTATTTTATTATAGTAACTATTAGCAATCTTTTCCGTGAATTGTATCAGCTTTTGACCAGTAGTCGTTGTTCCTTCCGCATTATCAATATCATAAAATCTAAACACCGTCAATCCCAAAACACCATACAGACTATTCAAAAGAATCTTTTGTACCAACTGTCTTCTATCAAAATATCCATGTAGTTCGTCATTACCCTCTTGTCCGTATTTCTTCGCCAGTTTTCTATACTCTACTCTTTCATTAAACCATTTCTCAAGTATTGCTGGTATGACACCTTTTTGTGTGAGGTCATACAAAACACCGTTTGATGAAATGGACACATTGTTTTTGGCAAAGAAATCCTTCAACTCTCCATTAGAGAATCTACGAATAACATTACCATCTTTCTCAACCGAGTATGTCTTTGTAACACCCTTGATAAATTCTTCAGCGTCCCATCCGTTTATCTTTCCAATCTTCGTTTCTGGTGACATATTCAAAGACATAATAATACTCGGATACATCGAGGTTAAGTCCAAGTCAAAAACCCAATCATATCTGCCAGGAATAGGAGACTTCACATAAGCACCACTAAATCTACCATCAGAACCATCGTAACTAACATCGTGAGCTTTGCTTGGAGCAACTAAATTCAAACCACGAAGATACACCAACATCGCACCTTCGATGTACCGAGAACTAAAATATACCTCTTCGTAAGGTATTCTACCCAAGTGAGATACG